CAGCACCAGGTGCGGGTACTTGGTGAGCATATACACCAGCGCCCCGCGCGACTGCTCTAAAATCACCGCAATGGGCCGGCCGCCAAACCGCTGCTGCACGCCGGCCACCCAAGCCTCCACCGCTTCCGGGGTATTCTCCAATTCCCCGACCTCGGACCGCCCTGAGCCGGCGGCCAGGAGCCGCCAGAAATTCTTCTGGTCAGCCCAATCAATGGCCGCAAACGCGGCCCATACCGGTTCGGACGGTGCCGTTGTCGATGCATCCGACATGGTTCAGAATCCTCCTTGGAACGGGCAAGGCTTGGCTCCTACGAAAGCCTTATAGAGAGTCTAGGAGCAGACGTCTTCTGAGTATTCGTCATGAGAACCAAGCGCAACCCGCTGCTCGAAACACTCCGCTAAAACATCGAGTGTTGGGACCAGCAATTCGTAGCAGCGGGATGCCCGCTCAAACAAATCTTCTAGCAAATGTTTTGAGCGGTGAAAAGCCCTGCGGTACACTCCTTCCGAGTGGCGTCCCCAACCTCCACTCCTCCCAATCTATGAATTTCGTTTCAGGATCTACTATAAGGACCAGCGGAGGAAATGCTCCTCGAGAGTAGCCTTACCACCGACTCCAGTCAGTCAAAATCGTCTGTCAGCGCAGCTTGCGATTGGGCAGAACGACGATCTCTTGGTTCAGGTGTTGCGAATGAGATTCGGCGTTATCGTTTATGGGTTTAGGGCACGTTCAGTGGATCGAACCGGATGCATTGAGTTGGACAATATCATCGGCACGCAATGAGGGCAATTGGACCTTACTGCCGAAACCATCGATACCCTCCGGCCGAATGGGGCAACCGGCGCCGTCACGACCCTATGCCATCCATGCGCGGTCACCAAGCCTACTGTAGTAGTTGAAATCTGGATAATACATCCGCCGGCTTTTGTTCGACCTCATCCGGGAAAGGGCGAGCACTAAACACCGTACCGCATCCTGAAGGTTGTCTCGCTCTCTCACCACTAGATTCCTCTCATCGCACCGACAGCTCCTTCGTTCTTCCAGGAAGCGTGACAGCGATGCGAAAACCTTCAGACGCCCGGTACTCATCCGTTGGCTCACCTCCAAGATGCCAGACTCCAAGGGACTATCTATGCCCTGCAGCATAAGGCCATGCTTTCGGTACTGCTGCATCAGCCGATCACCATCCGCCTTCGTTCGGCCATTAGCAGTTGGATCCATAAATCCAGGAATCCGCTTGTTGCGGCTGCCGACTGCGGCCGCATGCATACTCGGCTCAGCGTCCGCATAGTATTCCGCATCAAGGTAGATTACATCTGACTCCGGATCCCGCGCGCCCGATATCACGGCGACGGTGTTCCATCGAATATCCAACGCATACGCACGCGGCCAATGGTCCGGAATGGAACGATCTGGAATCACAATTTCCTGATCCGGAATCGGATAGATGAGTCGATGGGGCTTCGAGACTGCCGTCCACGCCATCGCCAAAGCCATAACCGTATCATCATGCTGACCGTTGGGCGCCGAATACCGGATCTGCCCCGACGATAACACCTCGGCTTGATAGGCGCCGAGTTCGCTGACTAGAATCGGATCGTTCAGAATGCGAATGTCTCCTCGTTCAAAGGCCAATGACAGCGCCTGGATGGCCTCGGCCTTGCTCGCGTTGGTAGTATTGAACGGTTGAACTGGAAGATGTTCGCGTTGCAGTTGTTCGATCACTGGCTGCCCAATGCTATTCTGTTCCGCAATGATTAGCTTGGGCTTCCATCGCTCGTTTAGGACCTTCAGTCGGTCACACTGAATGGCGTAGTCTACACGATTGGAACGATCCATCGCCACCACGGCGCGCGCCGTCGTATCGAGCACGAGAAAAACAGTATAGTCATTCGATCGGCCCCAGTCACAGCCAATGACGTACTCGTGGCCCGCCTCCGGGCTCCGTCTGTCGTTGATCGTGGCCGCCTCGATAACGCGGCGGAAGACGCTGCCCTCCCAGTTGACGAACTGAGCTAAAAATTCCTGACTGAACGCAAGCTCCGGGAGCTCCAATTGTGCTGCTTCGATCTCCTCCGCGGGAATGAAGGGATTGTCGCTCGTGGACTTTTGCCACGATGCCCAGTCTTCTTTGGCAGGGTCTTGGCCACGATCGAACAGGACCTTGAAGTAGTCCATCCCTCTCGGCGTGGAAAGGAACCACGCTGAACCCAGCAAATCGGTCAGGGTCGGGCGAATAGACTGTTGCCAAGCTTCTGACAGATTTGCAACAAGCGCAGCTTCATCGATCACCACCATGGCGTACTTGCGGCCGCGGCCGGAGTCTGGGCTATCGAGTGACCACAGATCCACGACACCGCCACCGACCAGTTCCAATCGCTTCTCCTGCTCGCTTTTGTCGCGCGTCACTGGCGCAAGCGTGGCCCGCAACTCACGCCATGTCTCGGCCCCGTACTTGTTTGAGGGGCTAAACCAAGCAACTGGTTTACCCTGCAGAGCGGTCTGGATCAGTCGATCCATTCCCAATGCTGTTTTTCCCCACCGGCGTCCGCAGCAGACGACATTGAACCGCCTCGCTTGCTGGATCACCTTGACTTGTCCCGGATGTGGTTCCGGCAACCTCAATTCTATTTTGTTGGACATACGTCACCGTAATTTGAATTCCTTCTGGATCTTGCACGTCAACCGTCGTCGTAGGCGGGCCGTCGGTATAGGACAGCAGCAAGCGCATCGCCTGGACATCGCCTTCGTAGCACAACTCACAAAGTTTCTCGGCAAACCGTTTGCGATCGACCGTCTCTCGCAGGATGGCGCCGAGTTCGTCACTCGAACGTGGGCGCCCGCGGGGGTTACCGCTGCGGCCTTTTGACCAGGAGGTACTCGTTACTGCATGCGCACCCCCAGCCAATAGTCGTAGTCAGCATCGGGTACACAAGCGGACCGCTCGCCGACGGCTGGTAATATAAAGATCTGGATATGCCCGTCAAGCCCGTGGAGGCGTGTCTCAGTTGTGCCTCAATCACACCGACAGATTTGCAAAACGCTGATTCGACGAGTCGTTGCAGATTCAGGAATTCGCAGCAGAAACGCGTAAGTGATTTAGATTCAAAATACGGACAGATTCCCAAGCTGGACGTCGTGGGTTCGAGTCCCATCTCCCGCTCCATCTTTTCAATCACTTGGGCAGATTCAGCAACTTCTTCCACTCCAATTCACTCCATTAAGCCGCGAAAACGCTCTTTTCCAACCGCTCCGCCGCTTCTGCGCGCTTCGCGAGATCCGTCTTCGTATACAAGTCCAGCGCCACCCCGATGCCATGGCCACGCTGGTCGGCCGATACCTTCGGATCAATGCCGGCCTCGTGCCCAAGACTGGCATGCGTCCGACGCAGCGCCTGAAAGTTTGCCCAGTCAAGACCGATAGGCTTCAACTTGGGCTCCATGGCTCGACGCCAGACGTTGTCTCGCCATAGGGGCTTGCCGGGGTTCTCCGAAACAAAAACCCAGGCTTCTCTCCCGCCGTCTACCAATTCCATCCAATCGCGTAACAGCGCCGCCGTTTTTGGCGGGATCGCCGTCTTGCGCCGGGACGTCCTGGTCTTCGGGGTGTCAATATCGCCGCGATAAACCCGTTGCTCGATCATGATGACCTTGCAATCTTCGATTACATGCTGGCGCTGCAAACCAAGAATCTCTCCGGGCCGCAGACCCGCGAAGATAGCAAGATGCGCAATTACGCGCTCTCGTTTATCGAGCGCGTCAAGATACTGTTCGACCTCCTTTCCTGTCATGGCGCGCGTCGGTTCCGATTGCGCAGCCCTCGGAGTGTAGAGGGCTATAGTCGGATCGCGCTGGATACAGCCTTCTGCTACGGCCAGCTTGAACACGCATCGTAAATCCCAACGAACATGCGACACCGTGCTGCGGGACAGACCAACGGCCTTGCGATCCAAGAAAGTTTGGAGAGCTTTCACCGTGATCGCCTGCAACTTGGTTTCGCGGAATTCCGCCAGATGATGCGTGATACGGTTTTCGGTTGTGCCCGCGGTCGACCGCTTCCATTTTTTGCGTAGGAAGGGCAGTGCCACGCCGTCCAAAAACGCGCCGAACGTGATATGGGGATCGAGTACCAACGCCTGATTCGCGTTGATCTCGGCCATGAACGAAGCTCGTTGCTCCTGCACTTCGCTCTTCGTCAATTTCGAGTAGAGGCCTAGCGTGTGATACTTCCGACCGCCGCCCTCCCGATAGAGAATCACCCACATCTTGTGCTTGCCGTGTTTCCTGACCTGCAAACTGCCTTCTTGAAATCGCTTTCGTCGCACGTTTAGTCCTTTCGTGCGTCCGCAGCGATGAATTCAGGTTCGTGTCGAATCATAACATTCATTCACGCCAAGCCATTCGTTGAGGCTGGAACGGCGTATGAGGCGGCGCCGGCCGAGCTTGATAGAAGGCAGGGGCTCTACGCCATGCACTTTGCCGTTGATCAAGTTGTGCACGTGCGCCTTGGAGACGCGCAACTCGCGCGCGACTTCGCCGACCGTCAGAATCTCCGCGGTCTGCCGGAAATCGAAGTTGACGTTAGTTGTGGCTTCGCTTGGCATAGAGCATTGGCAGGTACGTATCAGGCGACGTGCAGCTCCTTAATCCGTTAAGTCCCCGAATGCGACTGACACATTGCGCCAATTTTTACTCGTCCTCGGCCGTGAACCACAGATTGAGGTTTGTCGTAGGCGGAGTTTCGTCTTTATCGATCGGCCGCTGTCCGTTCCCATCGTCTGCGGCGTCGAACAACGTCTCGATTTCTTGAAGAACCGAGAAACGCCGGTCGACTAGGTATAGGCGTTCGCTTGAAGTGCGCAAGCGAAGCATGTCGAAAATTCTCAATTCGTCGTCCAAGTCTAAGAGTTGACGCACTCGGTTTTGCAGTCGCAGATTCCGCTCTGGTTTCATAATGCAACTCCTTTCTTTTTGGCATTCGGCGATTCTTGCCCCCTAGCATCCGCGCGCGGCAGGCGTAACGACGCGAATTGGACCAACCAGCCTTGGTCGCCTCCGCCAGCGTCCTGATGTTGCTGGCGGTATGCGTCGGCCGACGCTTGAGATTCGCGACGCCAGCGCATCCATTTCGCCCAACAACGCTGCAGCTTGCGCAAGTGCGCCAGCCATGCGGCGCGCTCGGCCTTCTCTTTCTCGGCCCGAGCGCGAACTTCCGCCATCGTCACACGTCCCGGGCGGAATATCCGCACCATCCGGCGACGTTCCCATTGCCGCCAAGGCATGCCGCCGGGCATGCGCGGATCTGGGGCGCCTCGCGGAACGACGACATCAACTGACGCGCTCAGCGTCCTCACAAATGTATCCACCGCGTCCCGCGAGGCAGGGTCGAGGCGCCTCAAAGCATCCGCCGCGACCGTATCTTGCACGGATGCTCCAACCACCTTGGCTTCGCTGCGAAGGCCAGTTGCGCCCAAGAAGCCCAAAATGTCAGTGGGACTATAGCCAGCCATTGCTGCGGCCCGGATGGGGCCTGCTAAGTTTGGGCGGACCATTCCGATGTGCCGCAAGATGTCAGCGTCGGAATGGCCCGCCTGGCGAGCGAGTTCGATCTTGTAGGCGAGCATCATATCGCGTCATCAAAAAAATCAGCAAGCGGCTGGCGCTTAGCTGAGCTTGGAGGCGATGGATCGTCATCGCCGTCGAGACCCAGGACCTGCTCCGCATCGACGTGCAAAACCGATCGACGAACGCCGCCAAGCATCTTGCGGATGGTCAAGGTATTGCGGCTCTTTATCTCATTGCTCGCGTGACCATCAATAACCAGATAGCCGGCGTCCTTCAGGCGACGGTGCAGATCGCGTTCGCCTATCACAAATGGCTGTTTCATGTCGCTGGCGAGCCGTTGTACTACAGCAAAAGACTCGGATGGGTTGAGATAAAGGTGCAGCCGTTCCCAATCGCGCTCCTCATCCACCCACCCAATGAGCGGCCCCGCAGTCTCCCAACTTCCATTGATGTTGCGCCGCCAGCCGCACTTCAGCGTCAAATCATCGGGTAGCATGTCTCCTGACGCGGAGACGAGATGGCAGCGGCCTGCCTCCAGCGCATTCTCCACCAGGCGCAGGAAACGCTCCGGCGGTTCGATGAGCGAGCGATCCGGCACTTGGGCCTCGGCGGTTTTCAGCAGCGCGGCCATAAACTTCGTATTCCACGCATCAGCCTCTACATCATCGAGGGCTCCGGCCTCAGAGGCGTACTTAACCAGAAACTCCAGCACGGCCATCTTCGCCGCCATAGCAGGAGCAGTGCGCGGGTGCGCGCTTTCATTCCGAAATTTCTCGGTCAATTCATTGACACGGCGGTGATAGTAGTCGAGCCGTGCTTGCCGATCTCGGGCCACCCAACGCACAAAACCGAACATTGCTTTCGCGAACTTGCCTTCGGCGCCGTCCCGTTGAGAGCGTGTGAGCGCTTTCAGATCGATCAAATCCCGTTGGAGATGCAGTAGAGTCAAGCGAGCCTGAACGTCGTCGGCGGGAGGCAGTTGCGTGCCACTCGCAATGACCGTAGCCCTCGGCCTGTGCCCCGCCTGCAGGCTGCCGTCGCGGCGCGCACGCGAGCGGCCCGCCCGGTTCGCGACCCCGCGAAAGACGAGGCCGGCCTTCTCGTCCAACTCGGCAGCGCGGTAGTGATCGGGCGGTCTCGAGAAATCGTCTACGGGAACCAGGGTGTCCTTCCCCTTGTAAGTCACTTCGCGAAGAGCATTCACTGTGGACATGAAACTCTCCGTCAAATTCAGGTAATCTAGTCCGCGCCCAAAGTGCTGGGTGGCTAGCGCTGTACAACAACTCTTGAATGATCCGGTTCCGCCATCGAAAAACAGCGAGTCTGGAGCCCGTTCAACCGGAGCCTGGTAGGGTGTGGCCAGGATGGGGGTCGAGTATTCGATCGGAACTACCTTTGTAATCGCCAGGGACGCCTGAATCGCCTCGACAAGATCCTCCGGGCTCGCGGGCTCCTCCAAGGCGTAAAGCTGAAACTGCGGCGGCAGAGCGACCTCGATGCCATTAACGCGACCTCCTGCGCCAATTGCGCCCGCGCCATCGATGTATAGATCAGCGCCGTTATGAGTAATCCATCCCGTGTGGGTGTGCCGATGCCGGATCGGCCGGTCTTCAGGCGAAAGTAGTTGGATCGCCGCAGCGACCTCGAGGTCTTTGGCAGGAGGTACGATTACGGCGGCGCCGCCTAAATGCTGCGACGTCCAGTCAAGAGAGCGGTACTCTGACGCCGGGATAGTGAAGTTGACTGTTCGCCCACCCGCCGTGGCCTCGATCTCATAGTAACGGGCGCTCTCCTCGCCGTCGCTTTCGATGATTTCGGCCGTGATACGTACGGCAAACGTAGTCAGGCGGACCTCCAGGGTGATACCGTCCTTGATCACCCGTTTCCAGATAGCGCCGTCGCGAATCAAGTAGGGATGCGGAATCGCACCGCGAAGCTTACGCTCGTATTCCTCGCCATCCACCGCTTGGTCGATCAAATGCAGTGCGGCGTCTATGTCCTTAAGCGTCGCGTAATCGTCGAGACCTAGCTTGTCCGATGGCGCCGGTTGGTCACAGTAAGGTGTAGCCGCCGAACTCATAGCTCCTGCCGATTTGGAATCAGTACATATTTCACCTGCCGAGCGCCGCGGCGACGCAGATCTTGCGCCAGAGCACAACGGGCAATCTGCACTTGCGAGTTGGTGGCGGCGTCGCTATCGAAGGCGATCCGCACCTCCCGCCCGGCAAAAGGAATGCGCGCCAAGTCCGGTAAGGGGCCAGATACGTCGCGGCGCCGGCCATTGGCCGTCTCAACGGAACCTATCTTGCCGCGCCAATTCCACACGCCAGAGAGTCCAATCGGGAGAAAACGGGGCTCGGCCGCGCGGTGAGTCGCCAATACCCAAGCGGCCAGAACTTTTTTTTCGCCCTCAAGGAACAATACAGCGACGCTAATGTCGGTTAGCAACTCTGCGGGAGTCTCCGCGAAAAAATAGAGCATGTTACTGGATCCGAAGGCCGCCTTGTACTTATTCTTTTCTTTTCGAATTTCGGAACCATCTTCTGCGTAGCTGATCTCAAGGTCCGGTTCATCAAGCCGGATGCGCGAACCTCGGATATCCACGGCGCCCGGCCAAGTATACGGAAACTCAATTCCCGCATAATTGCGTTTGTCTCTGCCCCCTACCAGATCTCTTGCGTCTGGACCGTCCACCCTTGCGAGCAGCGCACGGTCCGGCAAGTCACCGGTTATCAGGGATCGACTCAGCATCTCCCGATCTTCGGCGGTGAGAGGCCGACGGAGGATCGGCGCGCCGCCCGTTGAGCGGCGCAAGCGCGGGTTAGGCGACATGACAAACTCCATCAACCGTATGTTCTTCTTGGGGTGGGGCAATGGCGCGCATTCGATACTCCTACGGTTCCGCGGACGCGTTTGTTAGCGACGCGGGCCGACTTAGACCTGTATGGATTAAATCGCAGCAGGCCGTAGGTCACAAGGCGAAAATGCGTTCAAACTGATTCCTACTGCACCTTCTGTTTTGTTCCTTGGATCCACCCTAAGGCCGGCGGAATACACCTAATTACACCCATCTGTGGGTCGGATTATACCTAATTGCATCCAAGTACACCTCAGGCGGGCTCGGCTTCGTTGTCTGGTAATGCGGAGGCAGGTGCGTGGGGAACAGTGCACCTAGACTTGGATCACTTCTTCGATAAGTGATCCCATAGTTTTGGCAACCGCTGCTTGTGCTGCCTGCACTTTTCGTCAACTTGATCGGGCGACAATTTGAAGACGCCTTCGATGTTTCGAACGGCCTCCTCTGGAGCTGCGCCAGCAAGGTATTTATCGATGATTGTGCGGTGACCACGGTTTGCGAGAGCTGCAATCTCGCCGTAGTTGAGTCTGTAGTCCCGGGCCTCGCGATAGCCGCCAACGAAAGTGCGGAGGGCGGCTTTACGTTCCTGGAGGAGGGCAGGATCGGGGATTGCTCCGAAAGATGCGGTAGACTGACCCGACATCAACTCGTTATCGGAATCTTTTTCCAAGGCCGATTCCGTGCCAGACGCCGCTGCAGCGGTGTGTGCGGCCCCGCCAGGAACTGATTCAGCGGAGGCATACGCAGGAGCGCCGGCCGCCCATTTTTGCGCGGGCGGTGCATCTGGTTGTTCGTCATAGAGTTCACGCAGACGGACCCGCATGCGCCGGTGGGCTTCCGCGGATTCCGTCCGTCCGATAACCTTGTACAAAAGACGGAGGGATTGGGTTTCCACCCTGGCCTTCGCTGCCCACTTGCCGGCGACACGTTCGATGAACCATTCACGAGCCGAAGTACCCTCGGACTTGGCCATTGTACGAGCCATGCTCTTCGCCGTGCGCCAGTCTTCAGGATTGAGGATGAGATCGCGCGCAAACTGAACGCCGTGTAATATGTATGCCGAGCAGTATTCTTCACGAATCTCGCCCAATCGATTCTGGTGATCTGGAACCCCGTTGTCAGCGATGGAGTACAGTTTATCGACCAGCGCTTCGATCGCCTCGCGAAATCCAGTGACTGCGCCCATTTCGCGCACCTCCTGCTACCGCCGGCGGAGAAGCGCGATATGATGGGTCTAGATAGTAGAGGCCAGCGCTTCTGTCGCTCGGCTTGATCGATCTACGGGCCCGGCTGGGTCTGAACCAACCGGGCCCATTCAGAATTCATCGTATCTCTTTTTTCCGAGAGCCTGGCCAAGCCACGCAAAGCGGCCAAGGTTGCGTGGACGAGGCGGCGATCCGGTTCTTTCAGGACTTGACTCAAGACAAATTCGAGAGCACACTAGAAGTCACAATGTCCCACCGCGGAAACGACTTCCGCCTTTATCGCTGGCTCCAACCAGGGGCCTCAGCTAAGCTCTCAGCCCTAAGGTGCGCCGCATTAACTGACCAAACTGCAGCACAAACTGACCATCTCAGCCCCAAAACTGACCATTTTTGATGTAAACTGACCACTGCCCTACGAAAGATCAATGAGTTAGAGGGTGAATGGTCAGTTGGTCGGCTTCTGAGCGCAAGCCTCCTTATAGTGATTGTTTGTTGAGTGAACGGAAGGGTGCTATGCGATCTATAGGGGGCTGCTATATATAATATGATATGACCAACTGACCATTCTTCTAATCTATACCCCCCTATCTATCTGAATCGGCTCGCCTTTACACTTGTAATGCGCGATGGTGGTGGTCAGTTCGATTGATTATTTGGTCAGATAGCTGCAGAGAGTGGTCAAGTTGTTACGGAGATTGGTCACTGAAACAATGCCCCCGGATTAGAATCGATCGCGGTCGGCCTTTTGATTGACCAGGGTCGGCGATGGCTTCCGCTGGTAGCGCCGCTTCGGTATCGGCGTAACTGATTGTCGATATTGCGAATTCCTTAGCGCTATAGGCTGTCGTTTCACCCTATAGCCATGAACGCCACTGCCGGCGACGAAACGCTCTTCTCCGCTGAACTCATCTAGGCCGTTGAACTCTTCGGAAGGCTTGTGGAAAACGACCGGGAATCGGCTTTCGCGCGAGCTCGCCTCGCGGCGCTGAACTCGAACACGAGGCGTCAAGTGGAACTACTGCGTCGTCGAAGGCCGTCGCCGAGGTCGAAGCGCCTATCGGTGTAGCCAGGGGTTCAATGTCCGCTATGAAACCGTTCGCTTCCTGCGGTTCGACGAAAGGCGGGCCGAGCGGTTCGGCGGCGCTTCGCGGTTTGGAAAGCGCTCGGTGGTAAGTCCTTCGCAATTCAGTTAGGATTTCGCCTCTCTCGACGTCCGTTGGCGGACGTACGCTTTCGGCGCGCACCGAAACCGGCGGCTTCAAGAGCCCAGCTTCCGCCAGTTTGCCCCATGTCGCGATTGCCCGCAGCGCGATCTCAGCTTCTGAGTTCTGCGCCAGTTCGAGCAGTCGGGCGCAGATAAGTTCGGCTCGCGCCTCTGGGTCTTGCGGCGATCTGAGCCGCAGTACCTCAGCTACAACTTTTGGAAGGTGGGCTACCCTCTTCGCTCCCTCCCATGTGGTTGCTTTGCCCCGCTTATCGCTCGGATACGCGCGTCGAAAGGCTTCAGCATTGGTACAGCCGCTTGCCACCAAACGCGCAAATTGCGCCTGTTTGAACGTAAGGCCCCTCTTGCCCATGGTGATAGCATACGCCTCTGGGAACTCCTTTGATTTGCCTCTCGGCGGAAATGTAACGTTGCGGCGACGCAACACTAAAAACTGGCCCCGCGCGTACCTTCGAGAGGTAAAACATGCGCCTCGATTTCTTACGCGCGCAGTCGGATCCGGTCGCCCGGCGCGTCTGCGAGATCCAAGCGCGTCCCCAAATATCGTTCCGTCGTCGCCAGGCTCCCGTGTCCGAGGCTCAACTGAAGCTGCTCGATGGCGCAGCCCTCCCTGCGCGCCATCTGGGCGAACGAGCGGCGCAAATCGTGCGGCGCCAAATCGGCGTAACGCTTCAACGCCGCATAGATGCCGGCCTCCGTCATCCGCGCGCCGTTCACGCGCGAACCCTTATTAACTGGCCTCAGAACGTGTCCATCGGTAATTCCCGCGGCTGCCATCCAGGAATCGACCAACACCTTGACCCATGACCCGATGGGAATCGAGCGCAGTCGCGCGCCCTTGCCTCGAAGGTCGACAATCACCCAACGAGCCTCTCTCTGTTGTAGATGTTCTACACGCAGAGCCGCTGCCTCCGCGCGCCGCAGGCCCGCGCCTAACAGTACGGCGAGTAATGCGGCATCGCGCAACCCGCGTAGCGTCGTGCGGTCCGGCGCATCGAGCAGCGCCTGGGCTTCTTCGCGCGAAAGCCAGTTGCCGAGGCGGATGCCGCGGGACTTCGCGCCTTTCACTTTGCCGATCGCCCGCGCGATTTCTGAATCCAGCAAGCCGTTGTCAGCAGCCTCGCTCGCCAGCTTGCGTAGCGCAGCCAGCCGAATGTTGATGCTCGACGCCGCGAGACCGCGGGCCTCAAGAACGGTTGTCTTGTACTTTTGGACAACTGCTTTCGAGAGTGGTCCCGGCCGCTCGCGCTTGTACCATGC